GCTCGTCGTGGCCGCGAACGGCAACAGTCGTCCAAGACAGGCCGACGGAAACCAGATCGAACGCCCTGCCAGACGCTCACAGGAACAGCAGGAACGATGACACCGCCACGCGCACAGGTCAGGCACCCGCAAAAGACGGAAACAGCCACCAACGACGAACCACGGCAGGTCGGGCAGAAATACACCAACCGATCACCCACCACAGGACACAGGGGCTGGCCCGGACACGGAACCCAAACCCGTCAGCCCAACCAGACAACGACCCCAGCAAGTCGCAAAACTGCTACCAGCGACCTAAACACGTCGTTGAAAACTGTTTCGGCCAACAACCGTGAGGTCGAACCCAAACAGGGGATTCACGGAGTTTGCGGACCCGGCGTGCCGACCGACCGCAGGCGCGTATCGGCACCGTCACCGCGACAAGGCAAGGTCACGGACGACGTAACTAAACTCCCGACCTGAGCACGTCGCAAAACTGCTCACCCCACGCACACCACCGGCCCACCCCCCAACCAACAACAACCCGACCACCAACCACAACACCAACAACAACAACACCCACACCCACAAAAAATCAAGACCGACTGGTTGTGTGGTGTGTTGTACGTTGTTTCTACTATGTGTACAGTCCAGTTACCCCCGATGTACCACTAGGGGTATAGTTTCTGTACATGTGAGGGTTGTTTTTGGGGGTTTGTGCAGACGGATGGTGGCTAATGGGGGGTTTTACAGGGGGCTAATGTCCACCCATCCGGTTGCCGCTGTCGGATTCCCGGCCTTTGTTTATGGAGCTGGCTCGGCTCGTTGTTTTGTTTGTCGCCCTCGCGGGTTCGTGCCTCTGTTCTTACTGGCAGGCTGAGAGTTCGTTATGGGATCGTCAGACTGGCATGACAGATCGACCACGTTCCCGTGGGTTGCGGCCCGCACCGTGCAACTGGTGTACGCCCTGAGCGACCTGCTTGGGTCGGTAGTTCTCATGGTAACATATTTGACAGGTGTACCGGACCGGTTAAGGTATGCTTGTTACCGATTGATGATCATCTGTATTGGAGATAACGATGGCTGCTAATAAGACGGCGAGCAAGGCCGCTCATTTTGAGATTACTGCAAGTACCGCGTTCAAGTTGAATTTGACGGGCGCAGGTAAGTATGTGGACATTGTTCCTCATGCGCATGGTTCCCACGTTGACGTGTACTACACGGTGGCGGGGTCCGAGGCGGCGTTGGTTGCGGCCACTGTGGAGGGCGACGACACGTATTTGGCTCACGCTGACCAGACGATTCGGGTGCCAGTTCCGAACGACACGTGGATGAGCTTAATTTCGCCGAGCACAATGGACGTGTCCGTCATGAAGGTAAACACCATCTTCTAAGAAAAAAACTTTTTTCATGTCGTCAGATGAACTTGTGACTGATCCGTCGGTCATTGCGGCGTTAGAAGCCGAAATTGCAGAGTCAACGGAACATGTTGACCCGATCCCGCAGGCTGAGCCGTACAAAGAGTCCGTTCATGTTCTTGGCCGTTCCAAAAAATATATGGAAGCCAAACAACGGCGGCTTGCCATTATTGGACATTTACGGACAGGCAAATCGGTAGGTGAGGCGTGTGAACTGGAAAAAATTTCTTACTACACGTACGCCTCGTACCGGCAACGATTCCCTGACTTTGCAGCCAAATGTGACGAAGCCCGCCAACTGTCCATGTTGGGCACCGACGCTGGGTATGACGGCTCCGCCGCTTCTTTTATCACCCAATACTTTGGGCATGTGCCGACATGGTTCCAACTGTTGTTTATCAACGAATTAGAAAACACGCCGCCCGGAAACATTCTACTTGTACTTTGGCCCCCCGAATTCGGCAAAACAACTACATTTGAGAACCATGCGTCTAGAAAACTGGCAATCAATCCGGCGATGCGTTATCTGGTGGCGAGTGAATCGCGGGGCATTGCTCAGAAAATTCTTGGGCGTTGCCTTGACCGTATGGACCCGTTCGGACCGTCACCAGAATACGTTGAGCGTTTCGGTCCGTTTGCACCACAGCAAGGCGACGGACGAGTTCGCCAACCGTGGTCAGATTTACGATTTCGAGTCCGAGGAGCCAGAACCTCCGACGAACGAGACTATTCCATGCTGGCAGTCGGTGCGGGTTCTAAAAACATTGTTTCTACTCGTACTGATCACGCCCACGTTGACGACATCCAATCGACCACAACGCTAGGCCAAACACAAAAATTTGTGAACTGGTTCCGACAAGACCTGTTGTCACGTCCCGGCGAAACTGGTATCACAACGGTATGCGGCACCCGTGTAGCCGAAGGCGACTTTTATGAAGCTTTGTTAGACGACGAAGACCTTGACTCGTCCATCATGAAAGTAATTCGGTTTCCTGCTATCATCACCGACCATGACACCGGAGAAGAACGATCCTTATGGCCCGAAAAATGGCCGCTTGACAAACTGGAACGTCAGAAAAAGAAAGTTGGTTCTGAAGCGTGGGACCGAAACTACATGCAGAACCCCGGAATATCATCCCGAGGCCGTGGCACATTTGATAAAAGCATTATCGAACCGTGCAAAGATTCGGACTTATCGTTAACCCAGCATCCCACTGAGGGAAGCATTGTTTACATTGGGGTAGACCCCGCATTAGGCGGCAAAAACTGCATCATTGCTGTTGAAGCTACACCTGACTACCGGCTAATTGTACGGCGCATCATTGAAGACGTAGACTTCAAAACCAACAGCCAGATCATTGCCCGCATCCAAGACACCGTAGAGTTCTGTGCTGCTGGCGGTGCAAGCGTCACCGACGTAGTAGTCGAAGCAATGGCGTTTCAAAAAGGTCTTGTTCACGACGAAAACCTTTTAGAGTTACGCGACTACTGGGGGTTCGCAATCCGTGACCATTTGACTGGCTGGAACAAATACGACCCCGATATTGGTGTCCCGTCAATGGCCGAATCTTTCCGAAAGCACGAAATTGTGCTACCGTATGGAGAAGATTCTTATACGCGGTTTGAAATCGATGAACTTGTACGGCAGTTGTATGCATGGAAACCCGGAGTAAAAGGTAACCGGTTACGTCAAGACCGTGTAATGGCGTTATGGTTTTGTTGGATTATGTGGCGGGAACGTTGGAAACGGCCCGCTAACGGAGCAAGCACAATGAGTGACGGATTCAGACGAGAAGGTTTACCGTATCGGGCAACGCGCAGCGGTCTGTTGCTTCCTTCCAATCTTAGGAGACTGTGATGCGTGATTTTGAAACCATTCGTCAGATGACGATTGATTTGCAGAACAACCGGACTCCGGTTATCCGCAAGATGCAAGAAATCCAGTCGCATTACGAAGGCGATCTTGTTATCCCTATGCCGGATGTCGCGGACGAACCCGACATGCCGAACCTTACCCCGTCACTTATCACTGACGTTGTTGACGGTCTTTCTTTGCGTGCAGCTTCCGTCAAGCCGTCTGTGTACAGTCCGGCGTTAGACCCGTACAAAGAAGTCGGTGTCCGTTCTAAGCAGATGGCTACCGACCGTCGCCGTATCCTGTCTGCCACTTACCATCACAACGGATGGGCATTACTGCGTCGCCGTTACCTGCGGCACCTGAACGCGTACGACACGGCCAGCGTGTTTATCGAACCGGACTTCCAGACTGGTATGCCGCGCATCCGTGTCCGCGACCCGTTAATGACGTTCCCCGAGGAACGAGCATTAGAGTCAATGGACGCACCAGAACACGTCGCGTTTATTACCCGTTACTCGGGCGACTATCTACGTAAACGATTCCCGCAAACAATGGCGGAACGTGGCGGACCTATTACTAACGCTGATGTGTCCGAAATGTGGGACGTGTTCGAATGGGTAGACAGCGAACAAATGCGGTTTGGTTTGCTTGGACCTGTGTTCCAGAACGGCGACCATATCTACCGTGATTACAACATGTTTAGCGGCCCGTGGATGCCGTTGACCGATCCGATTGTGAACCGTGCAGGGATGTGTCTTGCAATTACGCCGGGTGCTGTCACCTTGCACCGGATCGGAAACCGGCTTAACGCGTTGCTGGAAAACGCTAAGTGGCAGTCTAAGCTGTTGGCGTTAGACATTCTTGCACAGGAAAAAGCGGTGTTTCCTGACATGTATGTGTTGGGATCGCGAGGAATGTCACCACGGTTAGCTGACGGCCAATGGCACGATGGGCGTGACGGCGACATCAACATCGTAACTGACGCAGAAAAAATTGGCACCCTCAATCAGATGCCTGATGTACGTACGTCACAGATGGTGGACCGGTTAGAGCGCAACTTCCGTGTGTCTGCCGGTTTGAACCCAATGTTTGGTGGCGAAACGCCGGGAGCTGCGTTACGTACTGGTCGTGCGTTAAACGAAATGGCCGGAATCAGCGTCGATCCGCGCATTCTTGAAATTCACGAGATTGACGAAGTGTGGATGCCGCATGTCAACAAAGCCATTCTGTCTTGCTACAAAGGCTGGTTTGGTAACAAGAAGTACACGTTGTTTTCGGGTTGGGCTGGGGACCGTGGACAAGTGGAGTTCGTTCCCAACAAGACAATTGAGACGACTGATAACACGGTGTCGTATGCAATTCCGGGTGCCGACATTGTTCAAGTCACGCAGGTGCTTGGCTCTATGCTTGGTGCGCAAACTATTTCGACGGAAACGTTCCAGCGTCATCATCCGTGGGTTGAAGACCCGCACAGCGAACAGACGCGTATCAATGATGAGAAGTTGGAGCGTGGCGCAATTGACGGCATGTTGCAGCAAGTGATTAGCGGTCAGATGCCAATGGCGGTTTTTGCTCGCATTCGCGAAAAAATGAAAGATGGCACGATGGATGTGTTTTCGGCTACCGTTGCCGTTGATGATGAGATTCGTGAGGAACAAGCTCGTGCGGCTGAAGCGGCGCAGGCTGATCAGCAGGCGATGATGGAACAGCAGCAGGGCAACTTGATGGCTCAACTTGGTTTGGCTGCTGGCCCGCAGGCTGCGGCTCCGGGTGCAATTCCGCCTGAAATGATGGCGCAGGGTGGAGCGCCGCCACCCGGAGGTCCTGTTGAACAAATGAGAGCCATGATGCAAGCTGGTGCAGGAGCGGTCTAATGCCTCGCAAAAAGAAAACGTTATCAGGTGACGCGACTCAAACGGTTCAGTCCGTTCCGGGTCAGCGATATGGTGAAGGTGTTGCGCAAGAAGCAATGCAACAGGCAATGCCAGCGCCGTTACGTGCCGGTCAAGGCCCTGCTATTACACCGAGGCCTTCGGCTGTTCCTTTGCGCACAAACCGTGGAGAACCGCAGCAAGCTGCACCGTTGGAATCTGGTGTTGCAGAGTTATTAAATAATGTTCCTAAAAACATGTTGAGGCAACCCGGCAATTCGGCAAATGTTCCGACAGCAGGCATTTCCGTTGGTCCGGGCAGTGGCCCCAATCTTGGTTATATGGGCAACAACATGAGTCCGTACAAACGTACGTTAATGACCTTAGCTATGAATACTAATAATCCTGTTATTCGCCAGTTGTGGGAGTCGTTGTAATATGCCGTGGACTAATCCGCAGCAACCTGCTGACGATAATGAAATCCAGCTTGATGCAGATCGGCAGGCATACAACTACGAGATTGTTGTTGATGCTAATCCATGGATGGCAAATTATCCCGATGTTGCATATCAAATTGCCAACTCGGGGATGAGCCCTCAGCAACTGCAAGAACAATCCATCAATTTGTTTTCGCATTTACAAGCCAACCAGTTACGTAGTGTATTGCCAACCTTGTCAAACGAAGAACAACGATCTATCTACAATCAGCTTCCTGAATATGGCAAACAACTTTTGTCTTCGACTGGTTACATTCCTCCGGCCGGATACCAAGAAAACTGGGTTGATGACGCGCTAGGCGCGCTTGGAACGGTTGTTGCACTGCCGTTTATGCCTTTGCAAGCGTTAACACGCGTTCCCGTTGTTGGTGGTCCAACCAAATGGGGTTTGAACGTAATGATGGAAATGAGCGATATGCCTGCTCGTTTGTATCGGACTGCACGCCAAATGGAACCGTGGGAAGTTGGCGTAATGGCGGCTGGCGCTGCACTCGGTGTTGCCAGTCGTGGACGTATTGCACGAGGCGGTTCACAATTCGGACGATTCCTTGCTCGTGCAGATGCTACGGCGCGAGGCATTGGGCGCACCGGAGTTTGGGCTGCAACAGTTGCACCCCCAGCATTTGCCGGTGCGTATGTTGGAGGACAATTAACAGATTTAATTCCCGGTCCTACCGATTTTAATGACGCGTTTAACAGAGCAGCAGACGGCGAAAGTTTGTTTTTGCCTCAAGCATATGAACAAATTGCAGAAATAAGCGTTGATACACGTGTTCAAAATCTTGCACGAAACGCAGCTTTTTATCTTGACGAATATGCGTTGCGTGGCAGTGGGCGCACACTTGCCGAAGAATTAGCATTAGATGTTGCCTCCCAACGCGACTCATTGAAAGACGAAGTATACCGGAATTCGGCTCAACAATTTATTGCGGAAAATTATATTGATGCCAATGATCCACGATTCCCGCAGTTCAGCCAAGCATTAGCTGAACTACTTGCAGACGAACGGTTTATGGAAATGGTTCGTATTTTGCAAAACAACAAAATTAGTTTTGGTCGCGACGTTGCCAACACACTCAAATTAGAACCCGGGACAACACTTTATAATCTTGTTTCAGGAACCGCTGATGCAACGTTTGTTTGGATGAACGACCCATTCCTCGGTTCAGTTCCTTACTTCAGTTCAGCACGTCGAGGAGCATTAACGCTCGGCCCGTACGCACCACAACACGGTTCAGGATGGATGTTCCGCAAAAAGCCGCCATCCAACATGACCAACATCGAACGCCGCATTTGGCTAAGTGAACAAAACGTTCGCAACATGGGTCGCGTTGACGATGACATTGTAGCCGCATTAAATGCTAACGACACTCGTTTGTTGCCTCAGCAATATCTTCCTGTTTGGGACACAATGCGAACCCATTTTACGGCTACGCAACATTTAAACGCCACCGGCAAAACTGTACGCGAAATTACAAAAGCCGACCTTTACATGTTTTATCGGCACACCGACAACGTTACATCGTTGCTTGGCGGCGAAGCTTTGGTCAAAGGTTTGCCATACGACGTGGTATCAAATCGTCGTGCCAATATTAATCAAGGCGCATTACGACGTGGACTTCGCGAATTCCGCGCCAAATTAACAGAACCAACATTCGCAGTTCGCATCAATCAGCTTGCTAAAGAACATGGCGTTGACGCAGATGTCGTTTTGAAAAACGATATTTCACCAAATCTTGGAATTGATTACTCTCCGCCCGTTGGTGAAATTCCAGACAGTCTGTCGTTGGCCGGAGGAATCGTTGGCAACGCATTAGGCAAAGCTAATGCGACAGTTAACCAAATTACCAGAACGCAAGGAACACTCGGACAGTTTGTTGACAGCATTTCAACTATGTCGCAAACTACACCGTTTGTGCCGTTGATTGGTCAAGGCGCAGAACAAGGCATTACTCGCCTTATTAACACGCTTGGCGTATTAGCCCGAATGCCATATCGATTGCGTGAACAAACAATTGCCAACATTCTCGCAATCAACACCGTTGCCGGACGACGCACCGCGATCCGCGCATTTTACAACCAGTTTTTTGAAATTACCGGTATTAAATATCGTCCACGCGGACAAGAATTCATTGACGATTTTATTCAAAAAAGCGAACAAGCATTTGGTTACAACGGTGCGGACCTTGCTGTAAACCCGGGACTGAACGAACTTGTTGGCAAAGCCGGTTTAGACGCAGGTCATCAATCTCATTTCCTTGCTGTTCCATCAATCAAAGAATTATCACGAGCTGTTCGTGACGACATCTACATGAACAGCTTGATGGGTGTCACCCGCAACGGACAGTTCCTTGATGTTGGCATGAGCAAAATATGGAAACCTGCCGTGTTGATGCGATACGGATTCATTCCTCGTGCCGCAGGCGAAGAAGCATTGGCATGGGTCATGCGCGGAACAGAATTTTCTGTCATGCAAAACATTGGTGCTCGTCAAGTTGCCAAATACGAATTATATAAATCCGTTAGCGAACAATTGCAGAGTGGTGCACGACTGTATCAGTTAAGCCCAGCAGAACGAGCTGTTGTTGACAAACGATTGTTCAAACACATTCATGGGCCAATGGAACGTCTTGTTACGCAACAAGGCACTAACGTTTCACGCATCCGGCAAACTGCTGGCCGCATGATGGGGCCCGCTGAACACTTAGTTCTTAAAGGCTACGAAAGTTTTGTTCGGTGGCTTGGTCGTTACAAAGGTGTACCACAACTTGATGCAATGCTTCGCCAAATTGGCAAACGGAGCAAAAATCTTGAAACGTTAATTGCTGGCAGAAAACACTCATGGACTTATTTTGGTGCCAGAGGATTAGCACCAGAACTTGTTCAAAGTGCGCACCGGTATACCCGATTGCACGCAGGAACAATGGCCGGAAGTTTGTCGGCCAGAATGCACAACCAGTTTAATACAGACATGGGTCGAATTGAACCCGCGTTTTTGGTTCAACGATCATTAGAAAACGGCAACACACCAATCGTTGTAAATGCGGTTGGCGGTGTTCGTCAACGTGTTAGTCAAGCCGATAGTGTTTATCCCCGCGCATATTGGGAAGAAGTACACAGCAAACTAAACGACGATCCACTCAAAGCACCATTGTACGCAGAGGAATTACCACGTCGTCCGCCAACAACGGAAACATCTTATAACCCGGTTAGCACCTCAAATATCCTCACGTTTGTTGATGAACTTGTTGCTAATGCAAACACACCAATCTCAGATATTGTTTTGCATTTAGCAATGCTTGAACCTGATTTGTGGCGTGTTCTTGCTGACAGATTAAATGCTTCTGTTATTCCAGAAGAAAACGTTATTGGTGCAGCAATTGCTAATTCAATGAGCACCGGAACTTTTGATTTCGACAAATTAATGGACGGATTGCGAAGCGTTGTTGCTCCCGGCGACCGAGCACGAATAATTGAAATGTGGGGATATTTAGAAAACGCATCTCCTAACGTTCGTGGTTATACAAAGGCACTTATTGCGCAACACCGAAATGCACCTATTGCACAACAGTTGCCCGCAGGAGCATTACTACAACCTCCGGGCGTTGGCAGAGGCCAACGGTTGTACATGGGCAAAACACCCGGCAAAAGCGCGTTTTTGTTTGATGTTGATCCAATAACCGGCGACCTAATTATTACTTCAACTTGGCAACCTCAGTGGTCGCCATCGTCAAGCATTAGCATGTCAATTGATCCGTACCATTCAATGCGGTACGCAATTTCAAGCTGGGAAAACATTAACAGCCCATACACGGGAGCCTTGTTTGAAATTGATGCCGATTGGTTGATGCGCGAATTTGGTTTGACCTTAGATGATGTACTGGCTCAGCCATCGTATTACGCTGGCGTGCCACAATGGTATGAACCGCAAGTTGTTCATACAGGTAGGTTTGGCGCATTACAAAGCGATTTCCGAGAAATTGCTATTAACCCTAATCCTCGCATGTGGGATAATACAGGCGACCCTCGTTATGCAAGCATGGCTCGCCTGAAAGATGCTGTCATTGAATATGACACAAACGGACGGCGACTATTGCCGCAACAATTATTGGACGATGTTCAAGAATTGCTTGAAGCAACACCTGAGGCGTTGCGTAATCAAATCTTGAGTATGCAAAGAGCTTCACCTTTAGAAAAAACGTGGCGCGCGGGTGTTCCTTATGAACAATTGCCTTCAATTGAGCAGTTAGAAAACATTGTTACACAGTTGCGATCAGTTGATGAACAAGCATTCAATATTGCGCAAAGCCAACAAAGACAATTAATTGTTGACGATTTATTAGCTGATCCAGAAATTGCCGCAATGTTCGGCGATTTAACTGATGCCGGTATCAGGCAAGAAGCTGTTGAAACGTTAGAACGATGGGTTACGTCTGTTGACGGTTCGGGACGATTCCGTGGCGCTATCCGCGATTTAGAAGACACAATTAATCAAATGCGACTGGCAGAACAGCAAGTTGCTGATGGCGTAATGGCAGCGGATCAATTGTCATCGTTTGAAATATCTTTGGCATACGACAATTTGCGTCACATGTTGGGCGATGACCGATTTGTTTCGCCTGTCGATATTCGTGCGGGTGGACATTTCAGGGATTGGGCACCTTCGACGTTAGGAAGAACGCAGTCCCTTTCTCCATTTTTAGATTCAATTCGCAGTTATTTAGATGACAACTATTTTAATACGTCAGTCCGCATTCCTCGTGAGCAATGGCGTGCTTTAGGCCAGCAAGAAATTGAAGGGATGTTGGATGAGGCATTGACTATTGCTGAGCCTGCTCGCAGCGAGTGGGCAACAATTTCAGACAGTTTGTTAAAACGGCAAGCAATTAACGAACCTCAATTGGCTCTGCAATTGCCACGCATTCAACAAATTCGTAAAGATTTGTGGGACGTATCTGATGCGCAACGACAAGCTGTTACTGCGGTGCGAGATAAAATTAATAATCGATTGGCTCAGGTCATTCCGGGCACTTCAATTGACACGTTGAATTTCAATCTTGTTTTTGATTTGGCAGACGCTGCACCTGATGTTGCACCAGTAATTCGTCAGATCAACGAAATTATTACTGAAGAGTTGCAAGCGTTGGGCCCAGAACTGGCAGATGCTATTGCGTTCGTAAATGACGCAGCGGATTTTTACAGTGAAGTGTTAAAGAACGCTGAAGGGTCTGGGTTCCGGGGCACAAAATTTGAAAGACTAGATGGTTATTACAGCCAGCATATGTCGGGAACACGGCTAACGGACGTTGGTGAATTTGTTCGCGTTATGTTGGGTGAGTCTCCAATTGAACCAATGTTGGCGGATGATGTGCATCGCATTTTGTCGGGAGCGATGCGCGAAGCAGCCGAACGTTTACGCAACGAACAACTGGCTCAACCAGTCAGAAGTTTGTTGGAACCCGCATTGTTTGAACGTGGCATCAGCAGCACGTGGTTCAACCCATCAACGTACGACGAAGGTTATTGGCTGCTCAGCGATTTCTTAATGAACACAAATCAAAGAAATATGAGTTTTGATCCGCGTGCTGCCAGTCAAGCATTACAAGATTTTTATATTGATGATGTGCATCGTTCAATAGCGGCCCGCACACAAGGCGGATTACCTCCTGCAAACAAATCAACTGTAGCCACTAATGCTGAACTTGTTACTCGTTTGCAAGATCAATACAATGCACGATTTTATCGTCCCGAAAACTCGGACGTTTTGCAATCAACAGATTTTAGTGTTGCGGTTCCACAAGGAACTGTCGCAAATCCTGTGCCGCAAAACATGACACGGTATTTCTTTCCTGAACTACGCAACACCGATAAACTTGAAGCCGCAATTAGGCAGCTTCGTGAACAGACTGGGTTCTTTGACATTGCTCGGGTAATTGAAAATCCAGACGGATCGTTGGTATTAAACCAAGTCCAGATCGAAGAATTGACACGGCTGCTTGTCCGCAACCAAGTTGATGCTGGTCCGCCAGTTGGTGTGATAAGTCGGATGACTGAGAATCAACGCGTACAGTTGTTAACGCCTTTTGTTGAACAAGCGTTGCTTTACCCAATGGGTTCCGTTAATCAAGTCATCCGCTCGTTGGGTGTTGCTGATCCGCAAGTTGCGTGGTGGATTACGGGTGCATTGTCAAATATTCGAGCCGACATTATGGCTGGCGGCATGAAAGGCATGAACCAGATTGACGTGCGTACGTCTACTGTGATGCTTGGCGACAGCCCAAATTTTGGTTCACGTCAGCAGTTGCTTCCCGAAACCTACGGCATTGAAACATACCGTTTAGAACCAGCATTGCAAAATCAAGTTTCATACGTGTCTGGAAATATTCTTGCTGACGGAACGGTAGGTGTTCACCGAGATACAGCAATTGCTGAATGGACGAGCCGCAGCATTGAAAGCGACATGCATTTATTTGCGAAAGGTTCTAAAGAAGAATATCAAATTATTGCTGATGTCTACCAATTAAATTCTACTACTGGCGAGCTTGATTTGATTCCTCGCGGCACAGTAGTTGACTCATCCGTCCGTCAATTGTTTGATGCTGATGGGCAGCGAATTGATTACAACGACAAACGGTACTTGAAAGTAGTTGGTTCACAACAAGAAGATTTGAACTGGGCATTGTTAGGTCCAATGATCGTTGATTATTGGGAAGGCAGAGGGGGACGGCATCAAGTCATTCCTACCGGCGCAGCAGATATTGCAACTAACAGCATTATCCCCGACGCAGATTTTATTCCCACTCGTCACAGTCGCGTCGATCACGTTGAGCAAATCAACAAGTTTGATAGACCGAATATTGTGATTGGACGACAGTATTCGCTTGAAAAAGTTAACAAGATGTCGCAATTTGTTGACAACTTTTTTGAGAAACAAGTTGGTCCTGCGATTGACGCAATCGTCCGCAACCCAATGTCGTTTGCCGCGTACCACGAGGCACGGTTGACGAACATGAGCTACTTGCCTGATTTGTTAGATAGGCAAGTTATAGATGCGTTAACTAACGATGTGCGTTTGCCTGATGGCCGATTAATTCCGGGCGAAACCTTGATTGATCCCGCAATTTTAGATGAAATCATTGACGGTTACTTGCCGTATATGGACCCTGATACAGCACGAGCCGCTGCAATTTACCATGTATTAATTGAAGCCGTAGACGAAAATGCTCTTGCCTACTACAAAGAAGGGTTGATTACTGGCAACGCTGTTCGTGACGCTTCCACCTACGATTATTATGTTCCGGGTACTACTGGTCCAGAACGCATTGAATGGGACACTCCCAAAACTGGAAACGAAACAGCGATCCCCAAACAATTGCCCGAGGGTTTAAATTCGTTAAATATTTCGAACGAAATGCTTGATGCTCTTGCAACAATGCAAAAACACATTGAGCTAATTGATCGTTCCGCCGCGCAAAAAGCTATCCGCAATGTTGTTCCATTTATTGACTCTGCTGAGTTCAGATCAGTTTGGTCAGTAAAGATGAGCAACTTGTTGCCGTTCTGGTATGCCGAAGAAAACTTTATGAAACGTTGGTTGCGTGGAGCCAACAACGGCATGTTCGGAATTGACCAAGTAGTTAAAGCCCAGTATGCAATCAACGGTTTGATGAATGCTGGCATCATGTACGAAGACAACGGAACCTATTATTTCAACTGGCCCGGAAGTGCAATGATCAACGAAATCGTTGGCACTGTATTTCGCGTCCCATTGTCTGGCACAGCATTACGCAGCCGAGCGGACAGTCTGCTTCCCGGTATTAACCCAGAAGCAGGCCGCGTGTCCGGTGGCCCACTATTAAACATCCCAGTGTCAGCATTTACCTATGTGCTTGGCGAAATTGCTCCGAGCCTCAAAGACGAAACAACCGAATTCCGGCGACACATTTTAGGTGACATCGGATCAACACAATCGTGGGAAAACCAGTTTGTGCCTGCAAGCGTACGACGTTTGTGGCGAACATTAACAAGTTACATGGGCGAAGATCGTTACGACGAAGCACTCATGGCAAATATGGTTAATGCCGCCATTAACCTTGATGCAGCTGGTTTGGGTTACGACGAACAAGCAACCGAAGAAGAACAACAAGTATTTTGGGACCGTGTTCGCACTCAAGCAAGATTCCACATGTTTGCTCAATTCGTGTGGGGTTTGTTCTTGCCGGGAAATCCACAAACAATTGAAACGTTGCAAAGCCCGTTCTCATTTGAGAACATTACGGGAGTTGGATTAGAAAATCCAAGCAGTGTTGTCAAAGGAATGTACCTTGATTACATTCGTACGTGGGGTGTAGATGAAGGCACGTTGCGATTCTTGCGCGAGTTCCCGGACGCAAACATCAACTATGTTGTTAATCCTGAAGCGTATCTAGTGTCGCGTTCTGAAACCGTATCAGGTGCGCCGTTGCCGCCCAACGAACAAAACCTTGTTTGGTTTACAGAAAACGAACAATGGATTAAATCATTGCCGCAAGCTTCGATTTGGTTTGTGCCAAACAAGTCTTACGAAAACGAAGAGTGGAATGATTACGCTTGGGCGGAACAATTTAGTAGCGATCTTCGTATCAAAAAAACGCCGCAAGATGTTATGGATGCTATTCATTTCCGTCGTGCGGCCCCAGCGTATTTCTTGCGAAAAGAAGCATACGAACAAATGCGTGCTGATGCGGGTGATAACGCAGAATTAAAACGGCTACTTGATGCTGATTGGGAAATGCAAAGCGCAAGCTATCTGCGCACTCATCCCATTTTTGCTCGCATGTTAGCTAATCGTGACGGCCAGCAACAGCGGCTGGAAACAATCGATCAAATGAGAGTTGCGTTAAACGATCCAGCTGCGCCTACGTCACCGTGGACTCCGGCTATTCGGGAATTGTTTAATAAGTGGAACGAGTTCCAATTAGTGCAAAGCGAGCTAGCACTTGATCGCAGTAACCGTAGCGAGGAAGTTCGGGCGTATAATCGTACGAGTATGCAGAATTGGGTTGACGAATGGTTGATTCGTAATCCGCAGTTGGAATCGTTGTGGGTGGCTATTTTTAAACCGGAGACTGATTTGTAATGGGTATTCAAATTGATATTGATCCCGCTCTTGAAAGCGCACCAAGTACTGGTTCGCCTTTAACTGTTGAGCAAGCAGCAAAACAAATTAAAAGCTATTTGAACAATCCAGCATTGTTCAATGTGCAAGTTGATCAAAACTACGAAATTACGTTGGATGAGTTTACAACTCTTATTGCCGAATCATTACCAGAAACGTTGTTAACTCCAACAACCTTGTTAACTATTGACTACCGCTATTTGGTAAACGAAGCAGCAACAAATGAAGCTACTCCGCCACAGATCAAATCATTTTTAGTTGATCAACAAATTGGGAATCAAATTAATGAAGGTTACATAAACCAGTACGCTAACAGTACGGGCATGCAAGTTGATTTGATTCGTAGCCAATGGGCTACCACTGCGCCAGAACCAGTTCGTTTAACGTTGAGCCCATTACCGACAGGACAAGAAACGGTTGCTGGTGCTGGTATGCCGGGTTCTTTTTATAGTCCAGAGATGATGGCTGCTTTGGCTGGCACGCAGTCTAGCCGCGCTTATTCAAACGAAGATTTTATAAAACTGTTTCAGTTTGACAGCAATTGGCAAAACGCTTGGAACATTTTTATGGATCAGCAAAGCAAGGGATATTTTCCAAGCGATGATGCTGACGTAGAACCAACACCGTTGTACAATTTTACGTGGGAAACCGCTGCTCCTGATCCGGGTTCGATCATGGGTTCCGATGCGGAACGTGGTCCGACAGGTGTGTTGGGTATTCGCAATCGTGTTCGCAATATGAGTCCTGAAGAAGTACAAGTGTTTGTTACCAAAATGCATATGGCTGGTATTTTTGAAGATATCGGTGCGTATCCGGATCGTGCGTTTTCTGGTTCTGACCAGTTCATTCAGCTTGGTTTGGATCGGATTATGGCGTTAAGTATTGAGCAGGGCGGTATTGGTTTGGAAGAAGTGTTGCGGAGGCGCACTGACGAACGCAAAACTAATCTGTTAGACAGAGTGCAGAATGCTAATATTTCTGTTGTGCAAGAAACACTTCGTTCAATTGGTGTCAATATTTTGGGTCGCCCGTTGACGCAAGAGGAATCGTTGCAGGTGTTAGCAAGCCTTGAAGAACTAGCACCGGAGTTTGCCGAGGCCCAGTTGGGCAAGGGTGTATCTGTTGAGGACATTATCACAGATATTGAAACTGTTGACGAAGAAGAAATGTTGACGTATTCGCGGGTTGTTGAGGACATGTTTAAACAGCAGGCAGGTAATTTCCGTGGATATAACAGAACGCGTTCTGTTGGAGATTATTTACGGTCGCGTGATCGTGGTGGTAGTGCTGCTAATGATGGCGGATATTCACCTACTGCGTTTGAAGCATCTGTAGAAACCGTTGAAGATATTCAGGGAGCGTTAGAAAATGGCTGACGGCGAGGATAAGAACGTTCCCGGTTCGATCCGGTCTATTGAAGGCGGCGAAGCTGCTATCGCCGAGGTAGGCGGAATTCCGTATCGGCCTGTAGACCATTTGATTCCTAACGTTGATGACGAAGATTACCAGTCATGGTTTCTTGGGTTTAACAATGCCGCGTATCTTCAATACGCTGATGAAACGTTTATTGACGAAGACGGTGTGCAACGCAAAGCCGGAGATTTTTTCTTTGAGTTGTTAAACGATCCGGGTTATACCGAGGCAACAATTGGGCCGCGTCTTGAATATGTGCTTTCACCGCGTGAAGTAAATGGTGTTTTGTATCGTGGGGCTACATGGTTTAACGATTGGGCGGAATCATTTGTTGATAACGAACAACGCATTATTGATTTTAACAATAGTGATGGTGCAGCTCAAGCTAATCAAGTTGCTAACGTTGCCGCAAACATTCGAGATCGTTCAGCCAAATTGGGTCTTGTACTTACAGAAGACGACGTGCAGCAAATGGCAACTATTGCGGTTACGTCGAACTGGAACGACGCTCGCATTTTAGATCGTTTATTAGAAAACTTTAATTACGGCGAACTGCAAACGGGTGACATCACTACGTTTGTAGACAATCTTGAAATGATGGCAACTGATTATCTTGTAACATTCACACCGGATCGTTTGCAAGATATGGCACAGCGTGTCTTTTCCGGCGAGTTAAGCGAAACAACCGTGAATCAAATGATTCGTGATCAAGCGGCTGCTGAAATGCCGTTCTTGCAAAGTTATCTTGATCGCGGGCTAAAACCAATTGATGCATTCGGATCGTTAATTGGTACTGCTGCTAAAGAATTAGAAATGGATTCATCAAACATTAGTTTGATGGACCCCAAATGGCGTGACGTAATGATTAAACAAAACGATGACGGCAGTAATCGTCTTGCCACTATGTCCGAGGTGCGAACATTTGTTCGTGATCTCCCAGAGTGGCAAAACACTGAGGCTGCTCGCAACACAGCACAAGAATTAGGTGTAGCACTTGGTTCAATTTTTGGACGGGGTTTCCGTAGAGGTGGTTTCTGATGGTTATTCCAGCTGATCTTGCAGCGTTCTTGCGTAGTCGTGCGCCCAAAACCGCACCAAAACCTGTCACATCTGTACAGATTGGCGGTGGAGGTCGCAGGCCAAATCAAACGTTACAACAGTATCGTGCAGAAAAAGCAGCTGCTGCTGTAACTCCTTCACTGGAACCTGCACCTGAACCAGCGTCCGAACCAGCGCCCGAACCAGCGCCCGAAGCGTCAGCACCGGTATCAGCACCTGCTGCAACTCCTGCGGACACAACTAATCCATTGCAAGACGAAGTTGATGCGCTTCGCCAAGAACTCGCCGATTTCCAGCAGAGTTTACAAGATGATCGACGCGCTGGTGTATATCGTGAACTTGAATCATATTTGCAAGCTATTGGTTTGGGTTCGTTAATGCAAACTGATTCGAATGGCAATCCAACAGGATGGTTATGGGAACAAGTTAAAAGCGGTGTAACAAGTTCTGCATCACTAGAAATTGCGTTACGTCAAACTCCTGAATTCCAGCAACGATTTGGAATTATTTTAGAACAGCAGCGGCGGGCAGCCGCAGGCGAAAACGTGTACGTAATGACCCCAGCCGAAGTGCTTGCATACGAAGTGGACGTATCACAAGCGTTCCGTACTGCGGGTTTGCCAACATCTTTTTACGATACTCCCGGAGAACTTCACCAGTATTTAAGCAACAATCTTTCTGGCGAGGATGTTGTCGGACGTATTGAAACAGCGTTTAATTATGTTGTTACGGCCCCTCCGGAAGTGCGCGCTAAGTTTGAAGAATTTTACGGGGTCGGACAAGGTGACATTGCGTTAGCAACGTACATTCTTGATCCTGATATCGCGGTGCGCGAGCTTGAAAAAGCTGGACGTACAGCGTACGCAGCTGGTGTAGCAGAAAGGTATGACATTCAGTTGGCACGTCAGCAAGCAGAACGTATTGCTGAAACTCCCTTAACTAACGTGGGCATTTCTGAAGGGCTGCAACAGATTGCTGCTCAGGCACCGTTGTTTGCTGAGTCGGTTGGCGAAGCAGTTGATTTAACTGCGGAAGAAACTGGTGTTGCTGCCGTCTTTGAAGGTTCGGGTGAAGCACGTACAGCATTAGAACGCCGATTGGCACAACGTCAAGCCGTAAACCGCGCAACTGTTGGCGGCGCAATTACTACGTCTGCTGGTGTAATTGGTTTAGGTGTCGGCAACTAACCGGCAACTGTTTAATGGTACAATGCGAAACACCAAACGATAGGAGTAGTTATGTACGGAGCTAAGAAAAAGCCTGCCAAAAAGATGGCTGCAAAGAAAGTTGCTAAGTCCGCAAAGAAAAAGACCAGCGGGAAGGGAATGTACAAATGAGTTACACGATGTGTTCACACGACAAGGGATCGCGTTCTGGCAGCAAGGTTGTTGTTGGTTCGTCGTCTAGCCACAAGTCGGGTTTGGCTTCTACGCCTAAGCCGTCGGGTGGCACGAAGGTGTCGGGCAAGTAATACTTGCGTAACATCAAACTATTGACGTAAACTTTGATCAACATATTCCGGGTGAGCTATTTCAGTGTGTGCTCTTTGGGCCGCTGGTTTGGCCTCGGGTTTTGTGTCGGGTTACCGGCACCCCATCATCGGCTGTCCGCGCAAGTCGATTGTAGGGAAAGTCGCGAGTAATAAACAATTTGGAGAACCATGAGTGAGGAAAACGAAGTGACCGAAGACGGGGCACCTGATCACATTAAGCAGTTACGTGCTGATGCGGAAAAGGGTCGGAAGCTTGAGTCCATGCTTGCCGATAAGGAACGTGAGATTGCGTTTCTTCAGGCGGGAATCAAGACTGATACCAAACTTGGTGCAATGCTGATGAAAACGTATGAGGGCGAGTTAACGTCTGATGCGATTAAAGCTGAAGCAGCGGAACTGGGTTTGATTGACAAGACTGATGATCCGGTTGAGTTCGGTGAGGATTCTCCTGAGGCCCAGTTGCAGCAGGCTCGTGAGAATTTGTCGGCTGGGCGTACTGCTACGACTGAGGTCCGTGGAGTGAACGCTGTAGATGCGGCGTTTGCCGAGTGGAACGATTCTCGTAAAGAGGGTATGTCTAGCGGTGAGGCTCAGGACATGGCGTTTGCGTCGTTTATTGCGGCGGCGGCTCGTGGCGATTCATCCGCCCAGTTTGATGAAGGAGCGTGGCGACAGAAATCTGCGATGTACGGACACGGATCAGGGTGATCCACGAACCGGGATGCACGTGTGGCAAGTATGCCTGCGAACTCAGAGCCAAAGGGATCACTGTTTCTCCTAAGGCTACTCCAACACAGCACAACCGGAAGAAACCAGCAGAGCACACCAACAATAGTTGGGAACGTGGAGTTGCTGGCGAAAATCGTGGACACGGAACTTTTATGCCGTACCTCAACGAAAAAGGTAAGCCACTCCCCATTAAACAAGGGTCGGAACAACGACACAAAATCCGAGAAATACGGCAGAAACAGAAGGCCGGAACCTTCAAAGCCGTTTAACCTAATGGGAGAAAATCATGGCTGAGGTTGCTACCAACCCGCTTAACTCAACCCACTTGTCGGTTGAGACGAAAATCAACATTGATGAGCTTATCTACATGCTCAACCCGGATGACCTGCCGCTTCTTGGCGGTGTCAACAGCGACGGTTTCCCTGTCGTTCCGCGTCAGCCTGTCGATAACACCGTTTTCTACTGGTTAGAGGACGAGTTCCTGACCCCCCGTACCACTGTCGCTACCGCCACCGTGACCAATGTTGCCACCAGCTTCGATGTGGCTGCTGGCGCTGGCGAGCGTTTCGCTGCCGGTGACGCGATCAGCATCGGTGACGAGGTTCTGTACATCTCCGGTGTGTCCAACGACACGCTGACCGTGAGCCGTGGCGCTGCCGGTACGACCGCTGCCGCGTTCGTTGCTGGCGCTGAGGTTGTCGGACTTGGCACCCTGCTTGCTGAAGGTTCCATCGGTGACGAGCAGTTCAGTGGCCGGACCAAACTGTCGAACTACACGCAGATTTGGACCTCCAAGATTCAGATCACCCGTACCGCTCAGCGTATCCCGAAGTACGGTATCGCTAACGAGTTGGCCCGCCAGACCCGTAAGATCATGCTGGCTGAGGGTGTCAACATGGAGCAGTCCGCTCTGTACGGTGTCAAGTACCAGTCCGGTGCGACCCGTTCGACCGGTGGCCTCAAGCAGTTCATCACCACCAACACCTTCAACAACGCTGCGTCGGGCGACTGGCTCACCGTTGGTGAGGTTGAGCGTGTCCAGCAGATCGCGTACGACGCGGGCGGTCAGTTCACCGCCATCGTGTCCAACCCCGCGAACTTTGCTGCGCTGAACAACCTTGCTGGTGCCGAGCGTATCCAGACCGTCACCATCGAGGACGAGCGTCGTGGCCGTCGCCGCGCCACCTCGGTCATCACCGAGTTCGGTGAGGTCCTGCTGGTTCGCAACCGGTACTGCAAGGCTGCTGACGCGTTCGGTATCAACCGTGAGAACGTAATCTACCGTGTGTTCCAGCCGATGATCATGCAGCCCCTCGCCAAGACCGACGACAAAGACAACTACATGTTTGTCGCTGAAGGCGGTTTCGAAGTTAAGGGTGAGCGCCACATGGCGCGTTGGACCGGACTTGATTCGACGGCTTCGCTGCCGACCGATCTCGTCTGATCGCTGCTGACAACATAGTCGTGGGGGGAAGGCCACTTGCCTCCGGTGGTCTTCCCCCCACAACGGAACAGAGGTAACACATGAGTATTTCTAATTACGCTGAGAACGCAATGCTTGATGCTTTGCGGAACACCTCGTTTGCGGTAGCGGCTACGTATCTTCAGCTTCACACGGGTGATCCGGGTGAGGATGGTACGGCTTCTGTAGCGACTGAGAACACTCGTCAGGCGGTGTCGTTTGCTGCGTCGTCGGGTGGGTCGATGGCTTCGTCGGCTAACGTGACGTGGACCAACGTTTCTACGACGGAAACGTATACGCATTGGTCGATGTGGGATGCGTCTACTGCTGGTAACTGTTTGTGGACTGGTTCGCTTGCGTCATCGGCTTCGGTTGATGCGGGTGACACGTTCCAGATTACGAGCTTGACTTTGACGTTGGACTGATATGGCGACGAATTTTCCTGCGTCGCTTGATTCGTTGACGAATCCGACTAGTTCGGATTCGTTGAATTCGCCTTCTCATTCGGCGCAGCACGCGAACTCGAATGATGCGATTGAAGCTTTGCAGGCGAAGGTTGGTGTTGATTCGTCTGCGGTGACTTCGAGCTTGGATTATCGGGTTGGTCGTTTGGAGACGTTTCCGATTCAGTTGAACGGTCAGACGATCAGCGCGGATTATACGATTCCGTCGGGTTATAACGGTGTTTCTGCTGGGCCTGTTACTATTGCGAGTGGGGTTACTGTGACGGTTTCTTCTGGAAGTGCGTGGGCGGTTGTATGAGTACGTTGAGTGTTGGTGATCTTGAAGGGTTGGCGGCGAACAGTAATGTTATTTCTGTCCCTACCGGTCATACGTTGAATGTTGCTGATGCGGGTGCTTTGCAGATTGGTGGTTCTGGCGTTGTTAATGCCGGGTTGGTGCCGTTGGCAACTAGCACTTTTTCGGCAGTATCTAGCGTTGAGATTGACGATGTGTTTTCGTCCGATTATCGGAACTACAAGATCACGCTCCGCATTTTGACGCTTAGTGCTTCCACAACGTTGACGGCCCAGTTGCGTTCGGGCGGTACCACTGTGACTTCAGGCTACAATACCAACCGTTTGTATTCTTATGGATCCAACGTCGGGGGTGGTGAAAACCCCTCAGGGACTGATGATTGGTATATGGGGAGTCCTCACAACGCTTACAATGACAGATGTGGCTTTGAGATGACATTGTTTGACCCGTACAGCACAGATGTGAAGTTGGCGACGGCGCAGGGCACATACCGTGACAGCACGTATCACGTTTCATATACGAATGGCTACTACGCAGGTACCGCAGGCCTGTGTGACGGAATCCGTGTGGCCGTTTCAGGAACGTTCGGTGGAACACTCAATATTTATGGATTGGTGGACCCGTCGTGAGCAATCAGAAACTTGTGATCAACGCTAAGACTGGTGAGCAAACTCTTGTTGCTCTCACTTCCGATGAGATTGCAGAACGTGAAGCGCGCCATGCAAGACATGAAGCAATGATGGTTGAACGTGAATTGCGGGAGGCCGCTCGTCAGTCTGTTATTGAGAAGTTGGAGGCTTTAGGATTGACCGTTGATGAGATTCGGGAAGCCTTTGGTTTGGAGGCCCCCCAGTGAGTACGTTGAGGTTCAACACTTGGCAGGATACGGGGGGCACGGAGGTTGCTAACTCGACGTTGGGTACCGGCAAGATTTTGCAGGTCGTGTCTACCACCAAGACTGACACGTTTACAGCGGCAACCGACAACGACGGAACACCCAACGCCCAATGGACATCGGTGACAGGACTCACCGCAACAATTACACCGACTTCAGCAACTTCAAAAGTGTTAGTTTTGGTGGAACTTAGCGTTGGTTATCTCATGTCGTATCGCATCACCCGTGGTGGTACTGCTATTGGTGTAGGTGCTGCTGCGGGCAGTCGCCAACAGGCAACAAGTGGAGGCGGCAAAGACAACACCTACTACTTAGAAAATGTGTCTGGTGTTCATCTTGACAGCCCTGCAACAACGTCTGCAACCACTTACGGTGTTGACATTGCCAACAACTCAAGCACCGCAACAACAATCACGCTCTACATCAACCGTATGCAGAATGATTTTGACAATACTGCAACGTCTAGAGGCATTTCCACCATTACTCTTGTGGAGGTGTCAGCGTGATTGACTACACTGCCATTCTCACCGCCAACTATGAAGGCTCCGCATGGAGTCTGAACGGCGACACCTACGACGGCCTCACATGGCTGAGCGATACGCCCAAGCCTACCCAACAGGAGTTAGATGATGCGTGGCCTGCTGTCCAGCAAGCCCGACAGGACGCTATTGCTGCCGAAGCTGCTGCTAAACAATCCGCTATCGACAAGCTTGCGGCTCTCGGTCTTTCGGTGGATGAAATCCGGGCCGCGTTTGGTTTGGGGGGTGACTGATGGCTTCTATTCTTCGTTTTGATAATTGGCAGAATTCTGATGGTACGTCTATTGCTACTACTGATGCTTCTGGGAATATCAGTTTTGCTGGTTCGGGGGCAGGCAAGATTTTGCAGGTGGTGTCAACGGCAAAGACCGACACTTGGTCGGGAAGCGTCACTGCAGAAGCATTTAGCAGCAACATCACCGGCCTAGAAGTGACGATTACGCCGACTTCCGCGACTTCTAAGGTGCTGATCATCTGCCTTCTTCACGCCAGTCACGGCAATTACGGTCAGGCAAACTGGCGTCTGGTTCGCAACGGCACTGCGGTTGGTGTAGCGGATGCGGCAAGCAGCCGCCCCCAGTTGACGAGCGGACTCCAACCATCCGACGTTACCTCGGCAACCGCCACGCCGCAGATGAACATGGGCGCGCATTACTTGGATAGTCCTGCCAGTACCTCGGCTTTGACCTATGGCGTACAACTTTACAACGTGAACCCGACTGGCACGTTTTACGTCAACCGCACCCAAAACGATGGCGATTCGACATCGCGTGGCCGTTGGGTCTCAACGATTACCGCTATGGAGGTGTCAGCGTGACTGACTACGCCGCCGTGCTAAGTGAGAACTATCCCGACGCAATTTGGGAACTAAATGGCGACGCTTACGACGGACTCACATGGCTGTCTGACAGTCCGAAGCCGACGCAGGCCGAGTTGGATGCCGCATGGCCTGCCGTACAGCAAGCTAAAACTAATGCTGTAGCGGCTGAAGAAGCAACCCGTCAGTCTGCTGTTGACAAGTTGGCGGCGTTGGGTTTGACCGTTGATGAGATTCGGGTTGCATTCGGATTGGGTGGTGAATAATGGCTACTAACTTTCCTGCATCGCTTGACACGCTGACTAACCCGTCGGCTACTGACACGTTGGATTCGCCGCCGCATGATGAGCAGCACGCTGACGCTAATGACGCTATTGAGGCGTTGCAAGCGAAGGTTGGTGTTGACGGTTCTGCCGACACTAATTCGTTAGATTTCAAAGTAAACAATATTACGCCGCCGTATCCGGTGGTGTTTATGCTGATGGGAGCCTGAGCTATGGCTACTGCTTATAAGGTTTTGGGTCAGGTGGCTCCGGCTGCGACGACCGCAACGGCTATCTATACGGTGCCGTCGGCTACTGAGGCGGTGGTGTCTAGCATCGTCGTTTGTAACCGGTCGGGATCTCAGGCCACGTTTCGCCTGTCGGTTAGACCAAACGGTGCAGTGTTGGCAAACGAGCATTATCTTACTTATGACGTTGGAATTGCTGCAAGTGATACAATGATTTTGACTATTGGTTTAACGCTTGATGCGGCTGATATTGTTGAGGCGTATGCCTCATCTAGTAACTTGACGTTTCATGCTTACGGGTCGGAGATTTCGTAATGGCAATTACTTCGGTTAAGTCTGCGTTTTTGTCAACCGCGAGTCCCGGTTACGGTTTATTTCCTGATGGGGTTGCTACTGGCGCAGCTGGTGGCACCTCATCGACCATTACTATTGATGGCGAATCATATACTTTGTTGGAATTTACTGCATCTGACACTCTTGTTGTTACCGAACCGGGAATGTTTGACGTTATTGTTATTGGTGGCGGTGGAGGCGGAGGTAGTCCTGACTCAGCAGGCCCAGACCGAGTTCCCGGCGGCGGTGGTGCTGGCGGTTTTGGACAGCAAAGACTATATCTAGATGCTAATACACCTATTGTTATTGGTGGAGGCGGAGCAATAACAAATAATGGTGTTTGGGGAACTGGAAGTATTAGTCGTCTGGGACAGTTTATTGTTGAAGCTGGCGGTGGTGGCGGATGCATCCGGGCACCAGGCAGTGGTGGTCCCGGCGCGTCTGGTGGCGGCGGCATGTATCAAACTGTTGGCGGTGCAGGCAATGGTGTGACTGGCAACAACGGTGGAACTGGCGGTGCTGCTAGCGGCGGGGGCGGCGGAGGTGCCGGAGCCGCAGGAAATAACGGCACTTCTGCTGATGGTGGTGCTGGTGGTGCTGGCCTTGACGCTTCGGCGTTTCGTGGCGAGGCCGCAGGTACTACTTATTATGCTGGTGGTGGCGGTGGTGGTGAAAATACTGCTGGGCGTGGAGGTGCTGGGGGCATCGGTGGTGGTGGTGTTGGTGGCGCTCCTAACGGTAGCGCTGGTGGTGCTGGCACTGCTAATACTGGCGGCGGTGGCGGCGGTGTAGCTACTGGCGGCTCTGGTCTTGTTTTAGTGAGGTTTAAGAACTGATGGCACATTTTGCACATATAGAAAACAACGTAGTTCAACAGGTTATTGTTATTTCTGATAACGTTTGTCCTGACCCTGCTCCTGACAACGAATCAGCAGGTCAGGCGTTTATTGCTGACGTTCTTGGGTTGTCCGGCACTTGGCTTCAAACGTCGTACAACGGAAATTTTCGTGGTGCCTACGCTGGTGTAGGTTTTATTTATAATCCTGATCTTGACGAATTTGCAGAACCGCCTGAACCTTCTGAGCCGGAAGCTCCGTAAGGTAGAATAGGTGCGCTATGGCCTCTAATTTTCCCACTTCGCTTGATGCGTTTACAAATCCGTCGTCTACTGATGCGATGGATTCTGTGTCGGTGCCTCATGCTACCCAACATTCGGATTTGAATGATGCTGTGGAGGCGTTGCAGGCGAAGGTTGGTGCGGATTCGTCTGGGGTTGTGTCGAGCCATGATTACAAGATTGCCCAGTTGGAGGCGGACGAATCGCTAGTCAAAGTAACGTCAGCAACATTCAGTGGTTCGTCGGCTGTTGCGTTTGCTTCGGACGTGTTTACAACCGACTATGACAACTACCGAATTCTTTTTGAATTTATTCCTACAGCAACTTCTGCTCTGGCTTGCCAACTAAATGTTTCTGGGTCAGCCCAAAGTTCAAATTCCTATTTTGGAAGTTACTGGGAAATTAGAACGGGTGCTCTTTTTGGGGCCAATCCAGGAACTAGCCACACGATTATGCACGCAAACGCTTCGACTCCTGCTAACAATTCATTGTCTATTGATATTTTCAAGCCTGCTACGGCTGCGGTCAGAACTGGATGGCACGGAACTTTCTATGGTTCAAATAGTGCAGGAAGTTTTGCCGCAGGGATAACAGGAGCAGAATATAATGTTGCGGAAGCGCACGACGGTCTGACGTTTACGCCTGCGACTGGAACAATTACGGGAAAGTATACGGTCTATGGCTACAAATGACCTAACAATCAACGTTGGTGGTGTTGAGCGCCCAATGACCGACGAAGAAATAACTCATCACCAGAACGTCATTGACGATCTGCAAGCACAAGCTGACGCTGCAGCCGCTAAAGAAGCTGCCCGCGCTTCCGGGGTAGCCAAACTTGAAGCTCTTGGACTCACCGTGGACGAGGTGTCCGCAGTCTTCGGAGTCTAACAATGGCACGGCTGTACGAGTCGTCCACCGACTACGAAGAAAACGTAACTTACGCAGGCGACACCCTCGCCTCCGACCGGTACGACTCCGAAGCCGACTACGACCGTATCACCGTCACCTACGAAGGCGCAGTCAGCGCCGGAGCTTTCAACGGATACGCCAACACAACTGCCACGTATCGCAGCACGCTTGGTTACAACGGCGGTGCGCTGTTCCAACGAACCGCAACATCTTCTGGTGTTGGAGGATCGTCAACAACAATCGTTATTACCCGTGTCCGCACGTCTACGGGATCAGGAACTGGCACATCGTCTGCCTTGTGGCTCAACACCATTCCGCGTTCCGCTACTGGCACAGGTAACGGTGCGTCAGGCGGCGGAGCAACCGGATTCACTACCGTGTTCCGCACCAGTACTGCGACAGGTGCAGGCGCATCGTCCAGCGTATACCTGCACACCAACAACCGTGCTGCTTCTGGTGCAGGTGCAGGCACACACAGCATCGTGTCCGCCAAAACCGTGCAGATGCAGCTCATTGACTATGGGCGTGGCCGTTCTGTCACTGTCAAACTTACGAGCCGGACACGCACTAGCAGCGGGGTAGGCGAATCGTCTACAATTGCTGTCAGGAGATTACGTAAAATGGCACGATACACTGTTAACAATGTGATTGAACGGGTGCGCCGTCAGTTGAACTCGTCGTTGCGTCACGAATTCAACGTGCTGTCGGTGTCAGCCAGCCAGTCCGACACGACATTTACGTTGCAATACGATTTAACTCCTGCTGTTCGTGCCGGAGCAATCCTTAGCATTGGTTACGAACTGTTGCGTGTCACCGATGTGAACGCCAGCTTAAAACAAATCACGGTTATTCGTGGCTGGCATGACTCGCCCACCGAATCGCACGAAGCCGGTGACGAACTGTTAGTCAACCCGCGTTTCAGCAGGTTCGACATTTTTGATGCGCTTATTGACGAGTTAGCATCATGGGAAACCGAACTGTACCGTGTCGTTTCCTACCAGTGGACGGTCACTGAGGATCAAGACACCATTGAAATTCCCGCCGACTATGAAGATGCTGTCGGTTTGGTGCAGGTATACCGGCAGTGGGACACGTCAGATTCAACTGCATGGCCATCAATCAAGTTCCGTTTACAGCGTGGCGTGGTCGGCGGATGGGATGCGGTCACCGCTTCCGGTCTGCTGATTCGTTTAATCACAAAGAACAATCATGTTCCGGCAGGCAAAATCCATGCCCTGATTGCGTTACCGTTTGACATTGCCGAACCGTTATCCGAGTCGTCAAACCTTGTCAGTATCCTCGGATTGTCACCGTCACAAGTTGATCTGTTGGTGCAGGGGATTAAACTGCGGTTGTTGTCGGACGACGAAAACATTCGCGGTTCACGGCTTGGTGCCGATTCGTCCCGCATGGACGCAATCAACCCTGTCAACGCCACCACCGAAATGGTGCAGACTGCACGAGCTAATTACATTCGCAGGTATCAGGAAGAAGTTACGAAACTGCGTGCACGCTACCCGATGAAAGCGTGGTAATCCGTGGCCGAAATCACTCATCGGCTGTATCCGGCCACACCGTTTCTTGAAGGCCAGTTAGGTTTAACGCCTTCCGCGTCAGGACCGTTTGATACATACGTCCGCAACCCACCTAAAACCGTTTTCTTGAACGGACAGATTTACAGTGTTGAGTTAGAAAACTATCGGCACTCTGGTTTGCCAACGTTACGTGAAGGCGTGGTGCTGTCAGAAACACCATCGGACACGTTGTTTAATCCGAACGGTGGATGGTGGCGTTACCGGTACGACTGGTCACACGGCGCAGGTCAGCTACGTTTAGATCTTGGCGACACCGACGACAAACGTTTTTACACGTCATCAAACATTGATCCGTGGGACGAAGACACTTTACGGTTACAGCCTAGCGTCACGGAAATCCTTGACACGTCGGCCACCTTAACGCAGCCCGTTATGCTCAACCAGTTCGGCAACCAAGTGTATGCCTGCAACGGTGACCGTATTTGGGAATTTGACAACGACCTTGCACCCACAGCACTTGTCACATCAGGTATTGCAAACGTTAAAGCATGGGACTTTGACGGCACCTACATCTGGGCTATCTCAGATACCACTCTGTACAAAATCACGTTAGCCGGAGCTGTCACTACCGAAGCTACTGCTACTGGCACGTTTAACAGTGTCACATTCACGGGCGCAAACCTGCTGGTTTCAGAAGACAACGTGCTAAAAGAATACATCCCAGCGACTACTAGCTTCACCAATATTTACACGCATTACAACACCGAGTTTGTTTGGACCACCGTGTTCAACATCGGCTCCAAAATTTATGTTGGCGGGTACGCATACAACACGAGCAGCCTGTTTAACATGACAACCACAACGAGCGGCGCACTGGCTATTTCCAACCAAGCTGCATCATTCCCGAAAGATGAAAAACTGTACGGTGGTGCAGGATACGGCGGCTCAGGCATCCTCTACAGCAACCACGGCATCCGATTTGCGACAGTCACAGGCGACGGATCGCTCACCTACGGACCGCTCATCGCTACCAACGGACCGGTTCTTGCCATCGAACCGCAAGGCGAATACGTGTGGTTCAACTGGCAACGCGACGACGACCTCATCGAACTCGCACGACTATCACTTACCACGTTCACCGACACGCTGCTGCCCGCATACGCAGGCGACATCAAAACAGACATCGCCGGAGTCAACTGTCGAAGCATCGTACGATTTGCAGCACAAGGCACCACCCCATCAGGTGTCGGCGCAGCAACACCTTATGAAGATTACCAAACCTTGTTTACCGACATTCAAGGCCGAGTGTACGCATCAAATCGCAACGGATATCAAACGTCCGGCGAACTGCACTCCGGCGAAATCTATTTCGGCACGGTCGAAGACAAATCACTCAACGAAATCAACATCAAATTCTCACCGCTCGTTGCAGCGAACAACGAAAAAGTTATCGTCGAAGTACACACCGATCAGCTAGTTGGTTCATACAGCGCCGAGGGTGACGGCGAAACAAACATGACCATCTACGGTGCAGGCATCGAGTTTGATCACATGCATCTTGTGTTGAAATTAGAAAGCGACGGCACATCAACCCCTGCTATTCACCAGTTCCGTGCGAACGCTTCACCCAAACCACCAGCCGTACAGCAATGGGTGGTTCCGTTAATTGTGGCGCAACGCGTCATCATTGGCGACGGGCAAGGCGAATACTACAACTACGACCCGTGGACCGAACTAGAAACCATCAGAAAAGTGTGGCAAAATAAAGATGTTGTGATTTATCGTGAAGGAAATCACGACTACAGAGTACGAATCGATAACTTTGCGGTACAGCCACGCAAATGGGATGACGTTGGCAACTGGCTAGAAGCAATGATCACCGTTCAACTACATAGCGTGGGAACATTATGAGCTACATCCAGAAATCATATGTCGGGGCGGCACCAACCCGCACACTGTCAACTGCAATCAGTGCAGGTGACACCAGCATTGTTATTAACTCTGGCACGGACTGGCCGGATGGTGCGTCATACCCGTTTGTTATTGTCATTAACCGGGGTAACGCGACCGAGGAAAAAATTCTTGTCACGTCCCGTTCCGGTACCACGCTTACTGTTAACAGCCGTGGCTATGACGACACGACAGCGGCTTCGCATGGTGTCGGTGAAACCGTTGAGCATGTGTTAGATGCTCAGACGATTGCGCAGGCTAACCGGTACGTGAACTTGCAGACTGCTAAAGCGCAGCTTGTTTCTCATAACGGCACGAACGCTACGGTGCTTGCTGCGCCAGATATGACTGGCACGGACAACGGCAAAGTGTTGCTGGTCGACTCGACTGATGCGGTCGGTTTTACGTACGGTCAGGTGGACACGGCAGGTATTGCTAACGACGCGATCACCATTGACAAAGTTGCTGACAACGCTGTCGATACCGCCCAGTTAGTCACGGGTGCTGTGACCTCAGACATTTTGGATAGCAACAGTGTTGCAACAAACAAGATTCAGAACAGTGCTGTCACTACCGCAAAGATTGATCCGACCGTGTTGGCTCAGTTCCCGAAAGGCGTTGTCGCCGTTGACTCGTATAGCAACACTGCTGTCACAACTGACACAGAAGTTGCGAGCGTCACGTTTACGGCTGTGTCAGGCCGACAGTATTCTGCGTCAGCCATCATCAAATACGACGACAGCACCGCCGCCGGACAATACCGTGCATCCATCGAACTAGGTGGAACAACGGTATTTACGGTAACCGAACAACATTACAGCACCAGCCACGCTGCCACGTTCAGCATCCGCTGGTTGTTTACCGCATCTGGTAGCACCACCGTCAAACTGTTAGGCACCACTGTCGCAGGCGGCACCATGTACGCCGGACAGTTCGTTGTCGAAGACGTTGGTCTAGTCCCCTAACGGAATGTACCGCAATGGAGTCTGCCCATAACACGGGTAGCCAGCCGCCCGATCCCACGGCCCCAACCCGCAGCCCTCCATCAACACACTTGCTGCATGAACACTGCCTTCAACCGTGGACATGTAATCTTGCGGGAAACCAATTGCATCCCAAGAACGAGCTAAAGCCCCATAACGATTGACTTGGAACACTCCGTATGATAAATCACGGGTGTCCGGATTATCGTTTACAACATGGGAACAGCGTGACTCACGCCACATAATATGCTCAACCTCGTCAAATTCTATGCCGTATTTCTCAAGCAACGGTTC